TCCGCGAAGACCATTACGAACTGCGCAACGACATCGACGCGTGCTACTACGTCGACCTGTTCAACGCTATCAGTGACCGCGAAGGTGTCCAGCCGCTCAACGATCTCGAAGCCAGCCTGCGCGTCGACGAGAAGTTCATGCAGCTTGGGCCGGTCGTCGACCGCGTCAACGTGGAGATGCTGGAGGTTGCGGTCGAGCGCGCTTTCGTGATCCTCCAGAACCTCGGCCAGCTACCGGAGCCGCCTAAAGGGTTGCAGGGTAAGCCGCTGGTCATCAACTTTGTGTCGGTCATGGCGCAGGCGCAGCGTTCGTCGCAGAACTCGGCTATCGAGCGCATGGCTCGCTTTGTCGGTTTCATCGCAGGCATGTTCCCCGACGCCGCGATCAAGTTCGATGCCGAGCAGGCTATCGACGAGTTCGCCACCGGCACCGGCACACCGCCAAAGATCGTGCGCAGCGACGAGATCGTCGAGCAGCTTCGCCAACAGCAAGCCGCTGCCGCGCAACAGCAGCAGATGGCGGCGATGGCGCAGCCTATGCAGCAGGCAGCGCAAGCGGCTGAACTGCTATCGCGCACTGATGTCGGCGGCGGGGAAACCGCGCTCTCGCAAATGATGGGGCAGTGAATTGTCGACACGAAAATTAAGCGAACTCCACAAGGCTGACCTTACCGCGCTGATGGAAGACCCGCGCTTTCGCAGATTTCTGTTTACAGTTCTCTCCAGTGCGCCTATGTTCACCGGCACTTACGGTACTGATGGCCGCCACCTCCCCTATATGGAGGGGCGCAAGTCACTGGGGTTTGATATATTGAGGTCGGTTGAGTTAGTCGCCGGACCCGAAACTTTGCTTCGCATTATCGAAGCAGGGACCAAAGCCCAGAAGGAGTACCAAGATGACGTTTCTAAAGATCAAACGAATGAAGAACTCGATGCACCTCGGGAGCGCGATGCCGCTCACGGGCTCGACTTCATCCAATATCCGGTTGCTACCCAGTGAGCGAGCAGCCGGACGCCTCATGCGAGCGCCAGACGGACACGGCGTCCCGACTGATGAAGCACCAGTGGTTGACGCGGGAACCGGTGGAAATGTTCCTGCGGCGGAGGGCGCGAGCGCAGATGCTGGTGCGGCTGACGACAAAGCCGCAGATGACGCCGACGCTCCGAAAGATGGTGATGCCCCCTCTGGTGACCAAGCGCCGCAGCTAACCGCTGAAGAGCAAGCCGCTGCCGACGCTGCGGCCAAGGAAGCTGAAGAGGCCAAGGCGAAAGCCGACGCCGAGTTCCAGCCACACGGTGCGCCGGAAGGCGACTACGAGTTCGAGATGCCGGAAGGTGTTGAGGTCGATAAGACCATGCTCGACGCGTTTGTGCTGGTCGCTAAGGAACTCGATCTCTCGGTCCCGGGTGCGCAGAAGCTGGTGTCGATGTATATCGAAAAGGTGCAGCCCGCTATCGCGGAAGCGATGGTCAAGGGTATCGAAGCCGATGTCGAAAACCAGAAGGCGCAGTTCGCAGCCGACACAAAGGCGATGATCGCCGAAGACGCGAAAGCGGAAAAGGCCGAGGATCGTGTGTTCGCTGGCGACAATGTCGAGGCCGTTATGCGGACATCGGCTCGCGCTCTGGACCGCTTCGGCGGGTCGGAACTGCGTCAACTGCTTGATGCTAGCGGGTTGGGCAACCATCCTGACGTCGTCAAGTTCACCTACAAGATCGGTAAGCTGATCGGCGAGGACAACGATTTCGCACGCGGCGGTCATGTGCCGCAGGCAAAGTCCCGTGAGGAAAAGTACTACGGGAGCAACTAAGTTTCGTCCGTCTGGAGAGCGATAGAGACAACACGCCATAGGAGATAGAAAATGGCTACTATTGCAAGTGGGGTTCCAACGCTCCTTGACGTCGTTGGGGAAATCGCGCCGGACGGTTCGGCCTACGATACCGCTGAAGTTCTGACCCAGAACAACGCGGTCTTGGAAGACATGACATGGATGGCGGGTAACCTGCTTACCGGGCACCGTGACAGTGTCCGCACCGTGCTGCCTGAACCGTCGTTCCGCAAGCTGAACCAAGGTGTCCCGTACACCAAGGGCTCGACTTCGCAGATCGAAGAAAGCTGCGCGATGCTCGAAGACTTCAGCAAGGTCGACCGCGAACTTGCTATCCTTTCGGGCAACGTCAACGCGTATCGTCTGAAGCAGGCCAAGCCGCACCAGATCGGCATGGCGCACAAGATGGCGCGCACGCTGTTCTACGGCAATGACAACATCGAAACCGAAAGTTTCACGGGGCTCGCTCCGCGCTACGCAACGGGCGATGTCGCCACTTCGAACACCGCCGAATACGTCATCGATGCTGGCGGTAGCGGTTCGGGTCTGCGGTCCATGTGGTTGATCGGCTGGAGCCATGAAACCATCACGGGTCTGTACCCGAAGAACACCATCGGCGGTCTGCACCACGAAGACGCGACCAACGCTTCGGGGTCTGGCGCTGACGGTATGCCCGCCGCCGCTGTCCTGTACGACGCCAACGGGTTGCCGTACATGGGTTATCAGGACCACTGGGTCTGGCGCTGTGGTCTGTTCGTCAAGGACTATCGTTACGCTGTTCGTATCGCGAACATCGATCTCGATACCCTGTCGAAAGACCCGGAAACCGCTGGTGCCGATCTGGCCGACCTGATGGTTCAGGCACTGGAGCGTATCGAAAGTTCGGCTGGCGTGAACCTCGTGTTCTACGCTCCGCGCGACATCTCGTCGTTCCTGCGTCGTCAAATCCTCAACAAGAAGAACGCCTTCTTGTCGTGGGAAATGGCAGCCGGTAAAAAGGTGCTGATGTTCGGCGAAGCCGCCGTCAAGCGCGTCGACGCCCTCAACGTCGAGGAAACGGCGGTTACCGGTTTCTGATCGGTGATCTGGTCTAACGGGATGGGGGTTTTGGCCCCCTCCCAACAGGAGTGAAGAAAATGATTTTGGATAAAGAACTTGCTTGCAGCGTAGACCAGTCGCTTGCCGGTGCCGCCGCTACCGTGGTGTCCACCAACGCGATTGATCTGCTCGACAAGAACAACGATCAGGGCATTGGCCAGCCGCTTCGCGCGCTCGTCAACGTGACCACGGCTTTCGCTGGCGGCACCTCGGTGCAAGCGAACCTGATCGAAAGCGATAACGCTAACTTGTCGGCGGCTACGGTCATCGCGACAGGCGCTGTCGTTACCGACGCGAACGCGATCCTCGGAAAGCGCCTTCTGGATGTTCGGGTTCCGAACACCTCGAAGCGCTATCTGGGCTTCCAGTTCATCACCGTTGGCACGCACACCGCTGCCACGTCGACCGTGGACGCGCATATCCTTAGCGACGTGTCGCACCCGCGCTACCTGCCGACCAACACTGGCCGGTGACCTTATAGCCCTCGCCGCTCACGCGGCGGGGGTATTCCTCTATCCGCCACAGGAGAATTTCAATGGCTGACCGTACCGCTACACGCGAAGTGTACAACAGCGAGACAGGCGAACTGTTTCGTCAGGGGGACGTGATCCCCGACACCGAAGAAAACGCAATTCTGTTCAAGTCGAAAACCCGCAATGGCCGCAAGGTTGTCCCGGGTATCGACGACGGTTTGCGCACCACCGCGATGAAGATCGCCGGTGGCGACCGCGCCAAGGAAGGCGCAGGACAGGACGGGCGCAAGCCCGCTCCGAAGCCCAAAGCCGCGCCGAAAGATAAGGCTGCCGCTGCCGCAGACGACGCGGTAGGCGACGTCGAAGAGGGCGGCGCTCCACGCGCCGCTACCAGCAGCGCGCTGGACTAACCCACTTCTGGGTGGAAGGGGAAGCGGCGGGCTTTACGGCTCGCCGCTTTTCGTTTAGGGGTGGCGGAAAGAGGTAACCGAGATGTCTTTCAAAGCTGCATATAGCGACGTCATCATCTGCAATCGGGCGCTCGACCGCGTACCCGAGCAGAACATCACCACGCTGACTTTCGCCAGCCCAGCCGCGCGAGCGTGCAACCGTTGGTATAAGCCGACAGTGCGCAAACTGTTGGAGATGCACGACTGGGGGCTGGCGCAAAAGCGCGAAACACTGGCCGAGAGCGCGACGAACGCGCACCCCGGCTACCTGTATTGCTATGAAGAGCCGGACGACATCGCGTTTCTCGTGGCTGTCGAGCACCCGCTCGACGCTCGCGGTCAAGGGTTCTCTTCGGTCGTCCGCAACGTGCAGCGCTTCGAGCGCATGGGGAACAAGATTTACAGCAACGTGGCCAACGCGGTGGCCGTGTACACGTCCTTAGACGTGACCGAAGACCAGTTCAACGAGGTGTTCGTAACTGCTATCGAGAAGCATCTGGCACCGAAACTGGCG